GATGCAATCAGCACCAGTTGTTGAACAACCAAGCGTTGGTACAACTACTGAATCTGTATCTGTGAGTTCTAGTGATGAAGGTGAAGAGGATACATTGTCCTACTTTGACAAGCTAGCTCAACAGGGCTAGCCTGAATAGGCAACGGTGAAGTCTATAATGATTGGGAGTAACCCGGTCGAAGAGCCATACCAATACGGAGGTATAATAAGAGTTTGGGGCGAATCTGATAAATCGTAAACCAGACCGTATTTTTCAGGGATCCTTCGGGGTCCCTTTTTTTATCTCTTACTTCTATAGTTTTGTATAGCGGTTTTAATAGCATCTTCAGCTAATACACTACAATGTATTTTTACTGGAGGTAATGACAATTCTTCAGCTAGTTGAGTATTCCTTAATAATTCAGCTTTATCTATGTGCATTCCTTTAACCCATTCAGTTAAAAGACTGGAAGAAGCGATTGCAGATCCACACCCATATGTTTTAAATTTAGCATCTACAATAATACCATCATTAACTCGAATTTGTAGTCTCATTACATCACCACAAGCTGGAGCTCCAACCATACCAGTACCTACGTTATCATCATCGTCATTCATTATACCCACATTGCGTGGATTTTCATAATGGTCCAGTACTTTGTCACTATAAGCCATTTGGAATCACTCCTATATGTTATTTAGCCGTAAGCGTTTTGGAGAGTATCGCTAACTCTATTTTTGGGTTGGGTATTGACTATTGTATTTTGAACAGTAGACTTTTTACTGTTATCAGCAACAGCAACAGTATTACCTTGAGCCGCTGCTTGTGGCATTCTTAATTCTATATTTTCAGCCGATAGAGTGATGATCTTATTACCAGATTGAGACTCTTCAGTTTGCATTTGAGAGCCTGAACCAGATTGTAATTGTAATACATCACGCACTCTATTAATATTACTAACAGCTTTATCAACATCGCCTGTAAGATTAGCAAGACCATCAGTTTCAAAGTTTTTACCTTTGGTCAATTTACCACCTTGTAATACAGTTTCTAAGAGTTTAGTGTATTCTACCATTTCTTCAATTGAATCGTCCATATCAATTGATATATCACCCATCGTACTCATTCTTTCAAATACATCAGCAAACGCACTAAATGCATCTGCACCAGCAGTAATAGTATCTGCCTTTTCGCCTACTTCGATAGCTTGTTCTACAGGACTCTTAGATCCAGTAAAGAATCCAACAATACCAGCTCCTAAGTCAGCAAGAGCAACAACACCTTTACCAGCACCGAATGCACTAAGACCAGCACCAAGAACGGCTAAAGATTTAGTTGCTGCTAATGTTCTTTCCATATCAGCGCCATCGCCAATGGTTAATAACGTATCAACCTCTTTCTTAATATCTTCAGCAAAGTTATCACCAGAAGTAAACTGAGTAAGACCATCAGCAACGCCTGAACCAGCTTTACCTACAGCAAATGCAGCTAAGCCTAAACCCAAGGCAGACATAGATTTAACGAAATTATTTACATCGCCCTTAGCACCTGTGTTAATAGATAATAGTGTCTCTACTTCGTCTTTAATATCTTGTGCAAAGTTAGCTCCTTGAAATGCTGTTATTGCATCACCAACACCAGATCCAGCTTTACCTATAGCAAACGCTGCTAAGCCTAAACCTAAGCCAGACATAGTTCCAACAAAGTCACCAACTTGGCCGTCTTTACCAGTATCTATTGATAGTAGAGTTTCTACTTCTTTCTTAATGTCTTCAGCAAAGTTACCTTCACTGAATGATTGTATTGCAGTACCAACACCGTCTGCAGCTTTACCTATACCAAATGCAGCCAGTCCGACTCCTAGGCCAAGTAATGTTGCACTTACAGCAGCAGCATCTCCACCCATGCCTGGTATATCAGCTATAGATAATAATGACTCTACGTTATCTTTAATTTCTTGTGGCCAGTCACTGCCTTCAGAGAATTTAGCAACAGCTTTTGATGCGCCTTCACCTATAGTAAATGCAGCTAAGCCAATGCCTAAAGCCAGCATTGTAGCAGAAACTCCAGCAACATTACCTACAGTCATTCTATCAGATTCGGCCATTGACAATAGATCATCAACGTTTTCTTTAATCTTTTTAGTATCTAAGTCTTCCATTTTGCCCATAGCATATGTAAGACCAGCTGCACCTATACCTACACCCGCAAGTAATGCACCAGCGGCCATAGCAGCTCCGCCCATCATACCACCGAGCTTGCCCAGCATACCAGGACCAGATCTACTATCTGACTTACCGTTATCGTTAATTACTATACCACCATCTAACGACGCTCTAATATCTTCGAATAGAGATAATCTTTCCATTTCTCCTTCTGCATCAGAAAGCTTATTAGCGTCCATAGCCTCAAAGAAGTTTTCAAATACTGTTGATATACTCTTATTAGTCTCAAGAGCAGATGTTTGCAGTTTCTTCATTTCCAATAAATGACGTCGTGTATTTCTGCCATCACGTTCAATCTCAATGGTTGACTTATTATTAGCCGCCATTAAATCGATTAGTTCTTGAAATTGTCCTGTGTTATCATCTGCCATGAGTGTATACCTTTATTTTTTATTGAATGCCTGAGCACCAAAGAATGCTGCAACAATACCAGCAACAGCTACAAAATATGTAGGTGCCATACTACCTAGTGTTGATTGTGCTTGGTCTAAACCAGCTAATGATGCCAGTACTACAGCAAAAGGATACAGTAACATACCACCCAATGCAAACCATGCCATTGATCTTTGCGCATCTCGCATAGCGTCTTGATCATCAAGCTCTTTACGCTTAAACTCAAGATACATATCTTCTTCTGCTTTGGATACCTTGCCATCACCGTTGCTATCTGCTGGGTGATGTCCCTTTGTTTCTTCTGTCATTATCGGTTCCTCTGTTTCATTTTTCTATTTTCTTCTTCAATATACTGATGTAGCAATCCAACATATATTTGCCTTTCCCACGGTAGCATATCTTCCAATTCTGTCAAGCTGTACTTATGATGTTGTACTAATGCAAAGTTTGTTCTATAATAATTGGTTAAGCTTTCATGAGAAAGGCCTATGAAAAAAAACTTTGTAGACCCTTTAACTCAATGATATTCTCTTCTTTGCAACTATGACATATTAGCTTTGTATTGTATTCAACTGCTGGTATATCTTGAAAGAACGCTTGGATCTTTTTAAACTGCCCTGAATTTAGGTTGTCAATAAAATCGGTTAGTTCTTCCTTACTCATTTCTGTTCTATTATATACTGCATCTGCATCAAATATACTTTCAATGCATTCCATTATTAGATCCATTAAACCTTCAACTGAGTTTAACTTTGTTGCATCAATACTACCAAATGTCTTAACTGAAGGCCACTTCATTTTAAGACCTACTTCATCAGTTATCATTACAACATTAGTTTTATCACTAATATTTGTCATCTTAACGTCATTAACATTAACAACAAGTGGATTTAACGTATCGCACTTATCGCACTTAAGCTGTAATTCCATATCCTCACCAACTGATTTACCTCTTAGTTGTAAGAACAAATATTCTATATCAAATGTTGTTAGATCATCAACGTTTTCAATTGAATAACACGAACTAATAACATTCCGTACTGATTGTGCAATTTGTCCAGGGTCACTGGATTCTAATGCTATCATTAGGACCTTCTCTTCTTTTACTAGGTAAGGTCTCATTTTTAGTTTTGCACCTGTTGACGGTAAATACAAGTCATACATAGGTACGTTAATCTTGGGTAAAGCCATTCTATTCTCCTAATTATATTAAATCATATTAAATCATATTAACCAAGAAGCGAATTGAGAACTGTTGCCGCTGTTGAGAACGCGGTATCCACAATATCTTCTGGTACATAGTTTTCGTAACTCATTGTCACTGTCATTTTCTGAACGGTGTTTTCACTGTTGTTGTCCAGATTAATTGCACTGATTGTTGTAGGGAATGCACCCTCCAGTCTTACAGCATAAACTGGGATATTGTTATGATCTAACTGTTGTATAACAATATCTGTAACGAAATCTTTTCTGTATCCTGCCCTATAATTCTCAACATCGAATATACCAGTAGACCATGTATCAAACATCTTTTTGACATAGTAATCATTAGTGAGAAGAAAGGTCATACTGATATCTTCATTGATAACTGAGTATGGAATCTTAATTGCTTGTCGTTCAGCAATATAGTCTATAGTACTAATTTGCCTACCAGGAAAGCTAACAGCTTCGCATAGTATTGCAATATCTCTTGGATCTGGTATAAGATTCTTTGGTGATCCACCACTAATAGCATTTTTTGCAAGGTCACCAATCAAACTACCAATATCCTGATTAAGTAATGACCTAACGCTGTTAGCTGTAGGAGGAGTAAAGAATATTTGAAAGCGATTTTGCATTGCAAGACCACCCTTCTTAGATATTACTGCTTTAAGGTTGTCTATACTGTTCATGATGCGTATTGTTTCCTTGAGTATCTCCAAACAGATTCGGCTTTAACGCCTTTGAACTGTTCTGTTGGTAAGAATATTGCAATAGGCCATTCAGTCATAGGGACACGTACTATACGTGACTTAACATGGTCCATTAAGTAATGCTTAAAACATGGTGCAAATTCTTTATATTTCTTAGCACCAACAATAGTTGCATAACGTAGTTTCTGCAATCGTGTAGTATCATTCATAGTCTTAGGGGCTAAGTCCATCATTGCGTCTAAGAACCGAGCACGTACTCCTGGTGATAGATAGTGCAAGTTCAGTCCATAGAAACCACCCTTAGCAGGTTCTACCATAATTGCTAAAGGGAATCTATCATAGTATGGTAGTGTTGCTTTGTGCTTAGGATCATAGAAATACATCATCATATCGCCAACTCTTGGCTTTGTTATAGGTGCTAATGCTGTATCCTTAAGCAACGATCGTGGATTAGTATCACCCAACTTCTTAACGTTGCGCTTAAACCAGTTCTGAGCATCCTTAGTCCTAGGTGTTATCCCAGCTCTAAATGCTTGCGATTGTAGTGTATCAAAAAGTGAATTTGCCATATAACTATTTATAACTCTTCTTCGATTCGTTAATCATCTTAACACCGATATTTTTCAAGGTGTCCTCAGTCCATATCTGAAACTTCCATCCACGTGACTTAGCATAGTGCTGAGCCGCATTCCATTTAGATGTGTTCTTAATATATGTAGTAACTTCAGCAATATACTTCTTAGTCTTCTTACGAGTACTCTTAGGTGGTATAGTCTGTTTCTTAGGTTTGATTTCAACAAGGATAACTTCACCATTAGCCATCTCAATCAGCATATCAACAAAGTATCTATGCATTCGACCATCAGTGTTGCACTTATATGGTATAACAATCTCTTCGCTATTCCATCGTACTATCTGTGGATTAGCCTCAGCCCATCTCATTGCGTTACGTTCCCATAGGGATCTATATGTTACCTTAGTAGGATCTCCAGCATATTTCTTTTTGTTCTTTACTGTGTATTTACCCTTGTAAGCGCTTGCATAAGCCATATAAATAGTTCTATAGTTATTAATGTATTAGTATTTATATAGGTAGAAAAACACATGACAATCTTAACATTCCCTGAGACACTCAGGTCAAGAGTATCCGAAGATGGATTTCCACACGTATCTTTCTCAATGGCAAGAAAAGGAGTTCCTGAGTTCACTCAGATTCACTTGTTCGTCCCAGTGGGTATAGGATCTAATGACGGTATGAACTACGGGTCTGCTGAATTAGGCATTGGAGGTATGGTTGCAAATGCTGCATTAAATGGTGATAGCGTTACCACCGCTGACGTGAAATCGAATGTCATTAAAAACACGACAGGTGTTATGGGTGCTGTTCCTGGCATTGGTGGATTTGCAAAAGCAGCTGAACTGAAGAGTGGATTGATAGTTAATCCCTATACTGCAACGACATTCGAAGGAGTCAATGTAAGACAATTCGAGTTTGCATTCAAACTTGTACCTACATCAGCAGCAGAATCAGTAACAGCTCATGATATAGAAAATGCGTTTAGAAAGTATATGTATCCAAAGGATATAGGTGCAGGATCGTTAGAGTATCCACCTACGTTTCGTATCAAATTCATGGCTGGTGGTAAGGTCAATAAGTATATGCCAAGAATCATAGATACATACCTTACTGGAATGACTGCAAGCTATAATGCGACAGGTAATTCCTTTCATGCAAACGACGGTAAGCTAGGAGCTGCACCAGTAGAAGTAGATCTTACGTTATCATTCCAAGAGGTACGAGCAATTACAAGAGATGATCTATATGGAGCAGGTCTTAACTATATAGAAGGATACGAATCAGCCGGTCATGTTGTTGGCGACTCACCAGATAGCCTTAATCAGAATAAAGAAATAAAC